CCTTGGATAATTTCTTCTCTGGTCATTCCACATGCCTCCACGTCTGCCGCGTCACTATGGACTCGATGGCGCGTTTGCTTACGTCGAACTTCTTCGCCAGCACGCGATAGCTAAGCTCCGGGTGAAGCTGGCGGATCAGACGCACGTCGTCGGCGCTCAGCTTGCAGAAATAGTTTCGGCGTTCCATTCCAGATATGCCCTCACAAAGGTTTCCGCGACTTGCGGGACGATGGCATTGCCGTAGGCGCGCAGTCGTCCCATGCGGGCGGCAGACCCATTAACCAGCGGGAATGTGCCGGGTTCAACTGGCCGCCACTTTCCATCGCGGCAATAGAGCCAGTCAGCATCTCGCCAGAAGCCGTTAGTCGGGCTGGACCAACCAGCGTCACCCATTCCCGCAGGTTCGAGCAGCCGCCGCGCTTGTCGCCCCGCAACGGATCTCGGATCACGTTCAAGGTGTCCATCACTTGAGGCGTCGGCCAGCCTGCTAACCGTCCCGCGTCCGTCAGCGTCGTTCCCGAATGATGCGTCGCCGTCTTGGGATATCCCGCCACGCCCGAGCTGGCGCTGTCTTGCCTGGTCGGCGTCGGCCAGCCGCTCAGAGTCGCGACATCTTTCAAAGTCACTTGAACCTTGCGCCCGTCCGGCGTCTGCCCGGTGGCTGACGTTCCCTCTGGTGCCGTCTGACCGCCGCTCGGCGTGGTCGGCGTCGGCCAGCCTGCCCGCGTCGTCTGGCGCGGCAACTGATCCAGGCGCGTGCGCCCGTCCTCCGTCTCGGTCGACATGCCCGGTGAATCCTTCCAGTCGCGCACCGTTGGCGTGACCCATCCACCATAAGCGCTGTCGAATATGCGGAGCGCCGACGCCCGCAGCGCAGATATCGGCTGCTGCGCTGGTGTAGTCCGCTCCTTCCAGGTCAGCTTGTACAGCGTCGAGCCAAGCGAGCCCGTCCTTGCTTGCAACCTGCTCGCCAAAAACGACCGGAGGTCGCTGCGCGGCGATGAGGCGGTAGAACTCGGGCCAAAGGTGGCGCTTATCATCGAATCCGCCGCGCTTTCCTGCTGCGCTGAAGGGCTGGCAGGGGCAAGATCCGGTCCAGACAGGTCGATCGTCTGGCCATCCTGCAAGTCGCAGGGCGTAGGACCAGACGCCGATGCCTGCGAAGAAATGGCACTGCGTGAATCCAGCGAGGTCGTCGGGTCTGACATCAACAATACTCCGCTCGTCAACGACACCAGGCGCGATATGCCCGGCAGCGATCAGGTTGCGCAGCCATTGGGCTGCGTACGGGTCAAATTCGTTATAGTAGGCAGTCAAAGTGGCTACTCCACGGTCAGCAGGCTGTCGATCGCCTGCAAGCTGTCGATCACCACCACGTCCTGGCCCATGACGCGCATGCGCGTGTGCTCACGTTCCTGAATGCGGCTGGGCTTCTGATCTGTTGCTTTGAGCTCAACCCAGAATGTCTTGCCGCCAGGCAGCAGTACCAGTCGATCGGGTGCGCCAGACCTGCCAATCCAACCCACCTTGCGAACCTCACCTCCCAACTCTTTCACTCGTCGAACCAGGTGCTGCTCAATCACGCGCTCCCTCAAAATACACCTCGCAACAACCACGTCAGAAGCCACACGAGTCCAATGATTAACGCCCAGCTCGCAATCGCAAGCAACAGCCAAACGATGACATTTGGCGGTCGGAATTCGTCGTCGTTCATATCATTCCCCCAGCTGCGCCGACGTCGCTCAGGATCGACAGCGCCTCGCTTTCGTACCATCCGTAGTTGATATCTGCCGGCAGGCTCGCAGGCAGTTCCATAAGCGGTCGCGCACCGTCACTGCGTGCGACCGTGTAGTTGTTCACCTGGTAACGCAGAGGTCCCTGCACGCCGTGTGCGTAGTACCAGCGCACGGCCTTGCCCAGGTACTGGCCGTGCTGGTCAATGGCACCGCCTTTGACGGTGCGCACGGTCACGAACCGTCGCACGTCGCTGCAGGCGCGGATCGTCTGATCGACGGGCGTGCCGTCACGCAGCCACGCAACGGCGGCATCGATCGCAATCAGGTTCGTCGGGTTCTTCGACAGGCCTTCCTGGGCGTAGGCGCCTTTCAACTTCACGCCGCGGTCGGGCTTGATCGCGATGTAGTTGTTGACGTCGCGGCTGTAGATCGCCCGGTAGGGCGTCTCCTCGGTATCGAACCCGGTACGCGCTTCCCAGTCGAAGATGATGTCGGTCATGGTGCCGACGTCGCCGCGGTGCGCGCGGATCACGATCCCGTCGGTGTTGGCGCTCACGACCTGGATGCCCTCGGACTCAAGCGCTTCGATCAGCATCAGCAGCGCGAGCTGTCCGGTGACCGTCGTCTGGATCAACAGGTCAGGCGAGTAGAGCCGCGACCACTTCGAGCCCAGCTTGCCGAACGAGCCGTTCACGGTGATCTTGAGCGCGTCCGCGGTGACCTTGTCGCCCGAGGCCTTGGCAGCCAGCCTGCGCTCGACGATCGTCTTGTACGCGCTTAGGAACGCAGGGCCCATTGATCGGGGTGCGAGTCCCAGGCGGAGGATGATCGCCGGGTAGTACGAGGCCACGTCGCGGTCGACTAGGACGTGAGACTCGTCCGCCTCGACCGCCTGGCAGTGCTCGCTCGAATGCAGTCCGCCGATCCCCATGCGGTACGCGCCCGCACCGATCTGGACGCTGGCGGTCAGCAGGCTTAGGGGTTCAGCAATCCCGCCGCTGTCTTGGACGACGAACTTGTCCGCGGTGATCGCGGCCAGCTTGTCGCGCAGCACCTGCGACTGGAACTGCAGCCAGTGCGGAGGCTGGTACTGGTACTCGGTGCCAGGCTCGACGCTCTCGCGCTCGACGGGACGCTTCAGGATCGCCTTGACCTGATGCGTCAGCACCGCCTCGGCGATCTGCGCGTCGGACTTCGAGCGCAGGTCGAGGTCGTACTCCTCGGACATGGACTCACGCAGCTCGATCTGCGGGCGCAGGCGCTCGTACAGCGCCGCCGTGACCGCCAGGTCATTGAGGCAGTACTCACGCAGCAGTGCCCGCTGCTCAGGTTTGATACGCGCGTCAGGAACGAACGGCAGGTCCTGCATGCGTTGCACATGCAGTCGCCCGCCGTAGATTTTCAGACTGGCTATGCCGGGTGCCACCTCGATCAGGTCAATGTGATCGACCCGTGGCAGCTTCACGTTCCAGGCCTGCTCGAACTGCCAGCCCTTGTACGACCGGCGGATGATCGCCTGGGCCGCCTTCCAGATCCGGCCCGGTGGCTCGCCCTTGAGCGCGAGCGTCAGCACCGGCAAGTCGAAGTTCGCGCTGTTGAATCCGATCAGGGTCTTGCCCGACATCGCCGCCCGCAATCGGGCGACGTCGAGCTCCTGACCATCGAACGCCTCGACCTCGACGACTTCCTGCGTCTCCAGATTCTGGAACGACGCGAGGAAGTAGTCGACGTAGGTCTCGGTGTCGAACACGACTCTGGGACGACGTTGGATCACACCAGGTCATCCACGATCTCGTCGAACTCATCGGCGCTGGCAGGGCGCCCACCGCCGAACGCATCGCCATCGCGCAGGAACTGCACGCCCCGCAGGGTGGCGTTGATGCGCTTGCCGTAGGCATTGTCCTGGGCCCAGATCTCGATCGACGCGTTGACGTAGCACCCGGCGTAGATTCGACCGTCGCGCTCGCTGATCGGATAGCGCTGGCCGTCGACGACGGTCGGACGCGTCTTCGATCGCGCAGCGACGAAGAACATGTTCTCGAAACCGTCGTAGTTCGCCTTCTCATCGCCGTCACGCAGGCAGGTCTTGCCAGCGGCGCGCAGGGCCTTGAGGTTGGCGTCGGCCTTGGCGCCCCACTTCGCACGCGCAACGGCGTCGATCGTGGCGTCGAGCTCTTTCGCCTGCAGCGGATCCATCAGCAGCGTCGCGCTGTAGGCAGGCTCACCCTCGCCGTAGCTCGACGGCTCGAACAAGTTGGGGAATGCCAGGCGAACGCTGCGCAGCATCACGCGGCCGGGGGTGTTGTTGTTCTGGGTCATGTCGGTCTCCTTGGTTTACTGGTTTGCAGCCATCGGGAATTCATCCGCCACCTGGCTCGTGATGGCAGGACGGGGGTCGGAAACAGGTGCAACGTGCGGCTTGCCGGAGGGCTGGTGGACCAGCTCCTGCAGGCGCTCCCACTGACGCGGGCCCAGCACGCTTGCCTTGACCAGCTTCTCAGCGGTCGTCGGCGAAATCAGTTTCAGGTCGTAGGCCTGCTCGACGGTGAGTCGGAACTTCTTGCGCAGCAGGTCCTCGACGGACGCAGCGTCGGTCCAAGCGCGAGCACCGCGCTTGCCAGCGACGAGCTTGTAGCCGGGCACGTCCTCGCCGTCGGACAGTCGACGCTGCGCCTCGACGCGCACCGCCTTGCACCAGTCCTCGATCAGGTCGACCTTGGACAGGCAGGCGGAGAGCCAGTCAGCGCCGGAGTCCTCGCAGGGGCCGACGGGCGCCTGGTAGGCGAACTCGTCGGGGCTCGCCGGTGAGAACCCGATCACGGTGTCCGCCACCTCAGCGCGCAGGGCAGGGCAGGTGGCCTTGGCAGGACAGAACCGGCACTGGTGCTCACCGGGGTTCAGGTGGTGCTCTGCGAACGCGCCGACCGCCTCCATGACGCGTTCCGCTGCAGGCGCCGCATGATCACGCGCCCAGGACAGCAGCGTCTCGACGGGCAGGTCGTGCTCCTTAACGCCACCGGCACGCGGCTGGACGATCACCAGTCGCACGCGTGTGATGTCCGCCACCGCCTCGGCGATCTCCAGGCAACCGAGCGCGTAGGCCATGAGCTGGGCGTTGTCGGCAGGATCGACGGCCACGCCTCGACCGGTCTTCAGGTCCACGACGATCATCTCGTCGCCGCGGACGATGAGCGCATCGGCGGTGCCGAACGCCTCTTCGCGGACCTTGAGGTGCTGCCCGAACTCCACCAGCTGCTCGACCAGCACCGTGCCGTCGTGCCCTGCGGCATCGCGCACGTAGTCGGTATGCGTGCGGGCGACGGCAACCATCTCCTCGTCGATGTCGAACTTGAACCCGTCAGCGTAGATGCTGCCCCCCAGTGCCTGCTCGTAGACGCTGTCGCCTCGCTCCAGCGCATCGGCGGCGAGCGAGTGGCAGGCAGTGCCCCAGGCGCTGTACTCGTTGCTGCTGCGCGGTGCGTCAGCGCCGAGGACCGCACTGCCAGGGCAGGCGAACAACCGGTCGAGCTGACTGGCGCTGAAAATGCGTGCGTGAGTCATTTTTCCTCCGCCAGTTCAGCGATCTTCTCCATCACCCGGCGATGCGCCTCGGGCCAGAGCGCCGCGGGCATCTTCTTGAACGTCTCGTGGCCCATCTCCGCGCTAATGGTGCTGGCGGACACCTTGTCCATCGCGTAGAGCGTCAGCACCGCGCGCTGCAGGTCGGCGTAGTTGAAATCAGCCTTGGGCTCAGGCAGCGGCTTCGGCTCGGGCGCCGGCTCAGGCGCGACGTCCACAACGGCCGGGGCAGGGGCCTCCTCGACTGCAGCAATAGGCTGGACAGGGGCAGCCGCCGGCTCTGGGACAGTCGGCGACGTCGGCGAGATCGTCGACTGCTCCATCTTTCCCAGGTCGGTCTCGGCGAGTAGGTTCTCGGGGATCTCACGCAACGCCTTGATGGCGTGCGTCAGCGTTTTGAAAGTCAGGGTTACGGTGATCACAAAAGGGTCTCCTTGGGTTGGTTTTGGTCCTGCAGGTATTCCTGGGCCCAGCGCTTGTTCTGCTCTTCCTGCAGCTGGAGCTGGCGGTCGAGTCCATCAAGGAACAGCCAGGCGAATCCGAGCGCGAAAAGGAACCCCACGACGCTCAGGGCCAGGGCTCGAAGGATCTTTTTAAGGATGGTGTTGCGGCGGTTGTGCACGGTCCCCTCCGTTGAGGTTGGGGGCCGAAGCCCCGCCCGGTTTCTACGTTCGCGCATCCGCGGGTCAACCGACCCGCCCGATTGCGGTGAAAATGCGTCGCTCATGTTCGTCGTAGTCAACGCTGTGAACGACGCCTCGCTCGATGTAAAAACTATTGCCTGCGTTTGTTTTTACTAGGACGCGGTCTCCGTCGTTGAGGTATCGGATGTCTCCGATGAGGAGTTTTGACGCCCCGTTGTAGAGGCATACAGGTATGGTCACGTGATCGTCGTACATGTTGTCTCTCTCCTGCCCGAGTTAGCACCTGCTACAGCAGGCGTGAGAGCAACCGTAGCAAATGCTAAAATGGCACGCAACAAAAAAATCGCAGGGACTGCGAAAAAAGCCGACCGCGATGGGGGTCGATCAATCCAGGATTAGAAGCGTTAGCTGACTGCATGCCAGTATATTTACATTCTCTAAGCAGATGATGCAATCCTTGTACACTTTGCTAAAGTCTCCCTGTCCGTCGGAAGGGAAAACGATTGTGTCGAGACCACTCACTAAACTCAGGATCTGGATGAACGCGGCGACCAGCTCGGAGCAGCAGCACCTCGCTGATGCGATCGGGACCAGTCGAGCGATGCTTTATCAGTACGCCTCGGGGCATCGCGAAGTGAGCGCCGCACGCGGTGGCGAGATCGAAGCGGTGTCGAAGCTCATGTTCAAAGTGTCGAAGGGACGGCTGCCTGTGCTCTATCGCACCGACCTCGTGGCGGCATGCAGGGCATGCGACTACGCGCAGAAGTGCCTAGGCTCCATCGCCGTCGCATCGGAGTTCCCGATCGTCGAAGCGCTGCAGTCTGATCAAGCGACGGGGTGAGGGATGAACGTGGCAAAGCTCAATGCGCACTTGTCCACGATCCAATGCCCCGACGACATACGCGACCTGCCAGCCTGGCTGGTCTGGCGATACGAGCACTCCGGCGAGACTAAGCCGAGGAAGGTGCCGTACTACACCAACGGCCAGCGCCGATCGGGTGTCCAAGGACGGGACGAGGATAGACAACAACTCACGACGTTCGACGCGGCCAGGGCCGCCGCGGCTCGGCGTGGCATGGATGGCGTGGGGTTCTGCCCCATGCCTGAATTCAACATCGTGGCGCTCGACTTCGATCGCTGCGTCGAGAACGGCGACATTCTGCCCGAGGTCGTCGAAGCCATTGGCCACAGCTACGCCGAGTACTCGCCGAGCGGACAAGGCATTCGCGCCTTTTTCAAAGGCAACCTCGGCAACTTGAAGTCTCACCACGGCCCCTTTGGGTTCGAGACGTTCAGCTCCAAGGGTTACGTGACGTTCACCGGCAACGTGATCGATCTGTGCCACCTGATGGGGACCGAGAACACGATCGCCGACGTGAACGACGCGGTGATGAACCTGGTGCGTCAGCGCTTCCAGGCTCAGCAGGAAGCCCCAGAGCAGGTCGAGACAGACCGACTGGGTCTGACACCGCCGCAGGTCGACGAGATCCTGGACGCCTTGCCCGGCGACCTGGACTACGACACCTGGGTGACGGTCGGCATGGCCCTGCACCACGAGCTCGGGCCCGACGGGTTCCAGGTGTGGGACCAGTGGTCCCAGCGATCGCCCAAGTACACGACTGAGCGCTATGGCCGCGAGCGCTGGCGCTCGTTCGGCAAGGGCAACGGGCGAGTGGTGACCGCGCGCTCACTGGTCAAGCTTGCACACGACCACGGTGCCTACATTCGACTCCACGCACCGGCCAGTCCCGATGAGTTCGACGCACTGGTCGACCAGGCGATGGCCCCGTCCGAGCCAGGCCAGGACGCGAAGCCCCTGCGATACCCGTTCATCCCCGCCGCCGAGTTCTCGAGCGCCTCGTCGCTGCCGTGGATCGTCAAGGGTGTCTTACCAAAGGCGCAGCTTGCGGTCGTCTACGGAGCCTCGGGCTCCGGCAAGAGCTTCGCCGTGCTCGACATGGCTCTGTCGATTGCCAGGGGCGAGGCGTGGCGCGAGAGAAAGGTGCGGCAGGGCAGGGTGGCCTATGTCGCCGCCGAAGGCGCTGATGGTTTTCGCAAGCGCTTGGCCGCCTACCAGCAGTTCCACGGCATCGAGCTCACGGGCGTGACGCTATCCATCCTGGCGGCGAGTCCGAACCTGATGGAGTCACGCGAGGCGGTCGATGTCGTGGCGGGCATTGAAGGCAGCGGTGGCGCTGACGTCGTGGTGCTCGACACCTTCGCCCAGGTCACGCCCGGTGCGAACGAGAACGCGGGCGAGGACGTGGGCCGTGCGATCGCCCACTGCCGGCGGATCCACGAGCGCACGGGCGCGCTGGTCGTGCTGATCCATCACTCGGGCAAGGACGCCACCAAGGGCGCGCGCGGGTGGTCAGGGCTTCGAGCCGCGGCTGACGCCGAGATCGAGGTACTGCGCACCGAGAGCGGAGTGCGCACCCTGCGCCTCAGCAAGTCGAAAGACGGTGAGGACGGACTCAGCTGGGCGTTCGATCTCCAGGTGGTCGAGCTCGGGACCGATGAGGACGGTGATCCGATCACCAGCTGCGTGGTCCAGCCAGCCGAAGTGCCTGACCAGTCCGAGAGCAAACGCCGCGGACCCGTCGAGACCGTTGTCCTGGCGGTCATCAATGAGATGTGCGATTTCGGCGGGATCGATGTCGAAGCTGTGCTCTCAGAAGCCGCACTCAGGCTGCCAGCCGTCGAGCAGGGCAAACGGGACACTCGCCGCCAGCGTGCGCGCAGAGCGCTCGAAAAGCTCGTCAGCGAGGACTCATTGAACATCGGGATAACCGACGGATTTGTTCACATAGACAAGTGAGATCGATCATGGAAAAGCGTTTTTGGGTGTCGGATTGCGATGGCGAATGGCGCGTTGTTCATAGCGTTGAGGTGCCAGTCGGGGCGCTTTACGGCCCGTATATCTCCCGGCAGGCAGCGGAGGAACAGGTCAATTACTGGCGTCGCAGGGCGGAAAAGCGAGAAGAAATGGCAGTTTTTATTATGTATGCGTGGATTGGAATGGCAATTGTTGGAACTGTAATTTTTTGCATTGACCATTTTTACGGCAAGTAGCTGTGGGAAGAATCTGGACCAACATGCAACAACTGAGCAACGTGCAGATTTGTTGCCGCGTTGCAGGGGCCCGGACAAGACGTCGGAGCGCTGCAACGCGGCAACACACCCCTTTAGGGGTGTTGCCGTGTTGCAGCCGATGTCACCCGTGGTGCAGTCATTCGATCCTGAACTGGTAAAAAATTGCATGCGCTTTGAGACGACGGCTGGTCGAAGGAGGTTAGATGCGTTGGCAAAGGACTCTGCAAAAAATCGCAGGTACTGGCTGAACGAGCATGGACGCCCGGTCGGGGAGACTCACTGGCGCGCGACGCTCACCGACCACGATGTCGAACTGATCCTGGCCCTGCGCGACGACGGCATGCCCCTGGCCGAGATCGCGGTGAAGTTCGAGGTGTCGAAGTCATGCGTCTGGAAAATCGTCCACGGCTATCGGCGCTGGCAGCGCGGTGTCCGTTTGAGCAACGAACGCAGATAGGTTTTTGATCATGGCAAAATCACAACCCCAATGGGTGGCTCCGTTTCTGGGCGCGTTGTCCGAGGTCGGGCTGATGACTCATGCCGCCGAGATGGTCGGCATCGATCGCGTTGCGGTCTGGCGTCGCAAGAAGTCCGATCCGGATTTCGCGGCGGCGATCGACGAGGCGATCGACATGGCGACCGACAAGCTGGAGGCCGAGGCCCGGCGTCGGGCGATGGAGGGCATCGAGGAGCCCGTGTACCACATGGGCCAGATTGTCGGTAAGCGGATCGTGTACTCCGACCCGCTCATGGCTTTGCTGCTCAAGGGTCGGCGCAAGAACGTGTTTGCCGATCGGGTGGAGAAGACCGGCGCGGGCGGTGGGCCCATCGGTCACCAGATCACGATCGTGACCGGCGTGCCGGCGGAGATCCCTGACGTAGACGACCTGGTGTGACGTGAAGACGATCCACCTGAGTTACCTGCCTCGCCCCTGGCAGCAGGAGTGCCACATGAGTCGCCGGCGCTTCACGGTGCTGGCGCTGCATCGCCGGGCGGGCAAGACCGAGCTCGCGCTGTCCGAGCTCATCGACAAGG